ATAGCCTTAAGCTCATCAATATCCGACTCCGACAAACGTTCTAGTATTCCCACTAGGACACGCCCTACCCTCTCGGCCGTATTTTCAGCCGGAGCGGATGCATTGCGTACCTGTAGCGCAATCTGTCTCAATATGTCTAACGTATCACTCATCAATCTCCAATAGCAATAAATCTAACTCCGTTATTTTTCACCTTTGCAGTCCTATCGAAACCCTCCTGAGTGCTTTTCAAGTACTCCAGCACGTCCGACAGATACCGCCTTGCTACGTTTAGCGCATCATTATAGCTCACGTATTTCTGTTTTTCTTCTATCCTGCTTGCATGTTCATCATTGTGAGACAGGAAGCCGCTCTCTCCGAGTATTCGCCCGTCATTCTTGACCATTTTCGCATAAACGTAGTAGGCCAATGCCGTTTTTAGCCCTTTAAAAATCCGCTTCTTTCCATCAGCGCCCGTATAATTGCCTCCGTTAAGTAAAACCTCATGTTTGGTCTCGTCCTCGAGTATATTCAGATACAAATCTGCTCCAATGGCCGGTATAATCTCCATTTGTTCCGACTCATCAATGAACGTATTCACGTCTTCCTCACTAAGATGAATCGATGTCGGTCGTGATAGGACCAGCACTTCGCTATACGTTATCAGATGTTCCATTGCTATTGATATATTTTATTGGTTGCACACTAAAATCATTCGTCGGCACCGGTTCGTGCCAGTTCTTAAATACGACATCAAAGGCGCGTTCTATGAATCGCTGTTCGCTAGTGACCTGCCCTGCATAGTATTCGTATGCATCGTTCATTACCTGCCCCGAAAAGCCTAGTTTACCGTTCCTTATCGCGTAGAATAGCTCTTGATTAAACGCTGCGTATATCCTTTCGACAGTACTCTCCTCCGTGACAGTGAAATCTTTATCGTAGTTAGCAGCGGGAAACTTCACGATCTGAGGCGCTTCCTCATCCTGCTCTATCTCTACGTAAAGAATCTTATTTCCGTTCGTGTCACCTTGGAACTTTCTCAAATCCTCCGCCTCGATCATCTTCACCTCCACCTCGTTACCATCCTTATCAATGGCCGGTTGCCCTTTCTTAGCTATCAGCATGCAGGCAATAAGGAAATTGTTACGCACGTTCCTATTCTTCACGTTCGACAAACCTTCATCGGTACTCATCTCCGAAATAACGGAATCGTAGAGAGCAAGCGGATAGGTATTCTTTCCGGCCATGCTAACCCACAATATCTGACCTTTATAATGTTCTATACCTCCCGCTCTCTCTACCTGGGACAATACAACTTCTTTCTTCGGATTGAAAACGTCTATTCTATCAATGCTCTTATCATCCACCTTGATCGTCTGCCCATTTCGGGACTTCTTACCTCTCCAATCAGGGTGCACGAGAATACGAGCTACGTATCCGTTTTCATCTTCCTCCTCGAGTCTGCAATTCTCAAACGGCACGTGTTGAAGTTCGATGATTTCTCCAAGTGCGTTATAATTTACGTGCACAGCGAGCCCGGCATACTTTGCTACATCTTGCGCCAGCAGATGAAGGATCGCATCTGCCGTCTCGCCGGCACGGTTAACCACCATCTCTGAAAAGGCTACATCGACAAACCCGTTACCTTCAACAAACTTTGCGTATCGATTCAGGCATAACGTACCGGTTCCCGAAGCTGCCACGATAGAGGCGATATTCTGAGGATACAGATTATCACTTCCGTACATGCTTAGCCTGAAGCGTGACAAATACGACACATCAACTCTTGCATCGGGTTTCTTTGCAGTCTTTACATTCATGTTTACTTATTTTCTGCGTTCAACACATCGGCAGCCTTAAGATAAGCGTCCAAAGTACGCGCCGTCAGCGCCTTGCCGTCAATCTCAAAAGCTTTGTACTCTTCTTTAAGTGCCTTCTTCGTTACTCCCTCGGCTAACTTTCCCGCTAACTCAATTACAAGATCCTCATTAAGGGTTATTTCCTCGGGTGCTTTACCTGTAACACGAGCTTCCCAGTCTTCGGGGTAATGAGCAAACTGATTAATCGCCTTAGGGTATAGCTTCAAGTACGACTCCGCAGCTTCATCCGTCAGGTTATCGTTTGTGAACATCTGCCCCGTTCCAAACACCTGGAACAATACGCCATTTTTAAGCGTATAACTACATTTCTCTTTCATTTTACCTTCTTTCTTTACGTAATTATAAATCTCTATAAACGCATCCTTATAACAGTCGCTACAGCTCGTCTTTACAAAGTCTTTATTAAGAACCTCTTTGTAGAGCGATACGATAGCTTCTTTATCCTGATTCGAGAACCCGGTTTCAATCCGGGCTCTCAACTCATCAATTAATATCACAGCGGAATCAAACGTCATACGGCAGGTGTTAACAGGGTGTTATACTGCGTAGCCGTTGTCGTAGCATCTGTATTGAAGTAGAACAGTGCCGACTTAGGAACACTCGTCTCCTTGAGTGCAGCCGACCAACCGCCTTCCGTCTCTTCGGAGTATTTATCGTTCTCCAACGTTTCGGCTCGTAGTCCCTGATAGTACCCGTAAATCTGATACTCCGCACTACCATCCGCTCCCTTATGCTTGTTGCGCAGAATACATACGAATTCACCTCCTGCAAGCCCGTCAATGACGTTTTCACATACCGTCGGATCATTATCCAGCACCACGAGAGACACATCGTTAGTAAACGTGTTCTGATACGTTTTCTTTTCCATAGAGGTTTTTGTACCCGTAAACGGAGTGCTACCCGGAATAAAGACTTCATAAGCCTGCTTCCCTGTCTTGAGAACCAACGTCTTGATTACGTTCTTTTTTGTCGCATCAAAGACCGTTGCAGCAAAATCAATATCCTGTCTATTCACTATCAGCCCGTTTGCCTCCAACCCCTTAGTTATGGGGTTGGCGCAATTCTGCGAGATAGCTTGCTTTATAAGTTTATCACATGCTCCCATCTCTATACCTCCTTACACTCCAAAATGGAACATATCATTTTCCTTGATAAGAGTACCCATCTTACCCGTAGAGTAGATGTAGTTTCTCCTTTCTTTCTTCTCAAACCAAATATCCAAATCGGACATCAGTCCACTGGCAGGTGCACCAACGAGTAACTGATCAGGATTAGCAAACACCGCCCGATAAGGGTTATTGAGCTTAGTCCCGTCGTTCTCATACGCCCGAATGAATCTATCCCAGATAGAGATACGAGCGATCCTCACTCCGTCGTATTCAGCCACATCAAACCCAGAGAAGATTGTTTCCCATTTAAGCTGCAGATTGAATCTCTCTTTGATATCGTGATGCAGCGCATCGGCAAACAGCTTAGTCATCAACACAATCGATCCAGCATCCTCGGTAATACGAGAGTCGGCATCCATCAACATTGTATCCATGAGACCTGTCGCCGTACCCTTAACTAACATAGTAGACTTTTGCAACGCAAACGTAGCCTGTGCATTAGCGGCAATCGTCGTACGTTGAGCCGGATTAGCGGCAATCTGCGTCAACAAACGTTTGAATAAACCATCGCACGTTTTAAACAGATTCACGTTCACCCCGTCTTTAATTACTCCACCACCGGTAATATCGCTAGCCGCCTTATCACCAAACCAGCCGAAACGCCATATCATACGCTTCATTGCCGTTTCAAGAGCCGGACGTAGAATATAGCTCATGAATTCCGTAGAGGTAAGGTCCGCAATGTCCGTTCCCGTTTTAAGAGAATACTCGGCTATCGTACCCTTCAACGACTCGTAACAGATTTTAATAGGAATCTGCCAATCACCTAGAGACCATATCTTCTCGGAGTTCCCAACCCCAACCTCCTGATACACGGGATCACAACCAGAGCCGGCTATTCCGACATCGTTCATATCTCCAATAAATCCCAAACGTTCACCATCCTTTGCCGGAACCAGGTGAATGTACTTATTGAAATCTTCATCCTGCATGATAGACAGAGGGATGAGCTCTTTCAGGTCTTTCACTGCCTGATTGTCTACGGTTAAATTCTCAAAGAAATTCATAATACTTACTTACCTTTTTTGTACTTACCTTCTCTTCTTTCTCTCAATTCCTTAGCCAACGGACTTTCATCACCACCCTCGTTAAACTCTTTGTGAGTCTGCGTTTGTGCGCGTCCCTGTACCTTGTAGCTGCTACAATGTTTTGCCAAGAACTTCTCCCCTCCGGCCATCTTTACAGCATTCAGGATTTTCAGATCATTGGCCGATTTAGCCTGCGCTCTAGCCTCTTCCAACTGTCTCTCGAGTTCGGCAATACGAGCATCCTTGTCCTCATCGCCTTCTTCTTCCTCTGCAGGACGAATCTCGGTAATCACCCCACCGGCCACGACAATAGTCGAACCGTCGGGCATTACATGTTCACCATCCGGACTCGCTGCATCACCGACCTGTGGATCGCCCTCTTCGCGTTCAATTGTCAGCGTAGCACCGTCGTCCGTTGACAATTCCATGTTTACAACTTCCGGCACGTCTTCCATCTTCGCATAGCCGGCCTTGGCAAGGATACGGTCTAACCACCCCTTGCCAACTGTTACTTTCTCTTTCATGTTTTTAAAATTAGAATTATTACTCTCCTTCGCCGTTGACGGCACTTTTATTTCATCAATAAATCCAAGCCTCTTCGCTTCGCTCACGCTCATACGTTTATCCTCATCCATAATCGCCTGCAGCTCCGCTCTATCCGCTCCCGTACGTTCCACATACAAGTCAAGAAGTTTATTTGTGTCAGCCTCCAAGCTATCGGCAATAGCCCGTAAGTCCTCCGCTCGGTATGCATCCGCCAGCGTATACTCCGGAATATACGGATCATGTATCAGTAGTTCAGCATTCGGCATCGCCGTACGCTTTCCCTTGGGAGCGGACAACAAAAGCACGGTAGCCATTGAAGCACATATCCCCTCAACGGTAACCGCTATCTCCTTCCCGCTATCACGCAGTTTGTCATATATAGCCCATCCCTCGGAGACGGAACCTCCGCGACAATTCAGTCGTAAATCAATAGTCTTATCTTCTTCCGAAACGGAAGCCAGGAACTCATCAATATCTTTGAAGCAAGTAGAATCAACGCCCGTAAACCAGAGCTTCATGTTCTTGCTCTCTTCGTCAGCAATGTCATTGTAGATTTTAAGTACTGCCATTTTCCCTTCTTTTTTCTCAAAGGTAGGCAGCTTTAAGCGTGTAGCCGAATTTTACTTCTTTATAGTGGTCGCACTCTTTGCGACTAACTTTTTTTAGTAGGTACAAAAAAAGGGAGCTTTAAGCCCCCTATAGTTCTATCGTCTGACCAAACTTTTTTATTACCCGATAGAACGTTGCTTTGTTCATTCCGTATTCTTCACTAAGATAGTACGCAATATAAGTCATTTTGTGTCCCTCAGAGACCAGCCGAGTGTACTCTTTGTACATCTCAATGTATTTTATATCGCCCACATCTATTGACGCCTCGGAGAGAATCCGAAGCGTCGAAATGTTAGTTGCTAGTAATTCGTATGCCGTCATAATTTACATTTGATTCGATTCAAAGTTAATAAATTTATTGATAAAAA